TCTCACCAGATTTAAAAGCAAAAAATTCTGTAGAATTTGTTGGCATAAAAAAACTTGTAGTTACAGAAGCAGTTGGTGTAGCACCAAAAGCTAAGTGAACGTGGTTTCCTTGTGTTGATATTCTTATTATTCCTGAACCAGTAGCTATTGCTGTACTTGCTTGGCTAGAAGTTGTAATACTAGCTACATAAGCTGAATTATCTGGGTCTATTGTTGTTATTGGGTATGTTTGCATAATGTTCCTTAAATGTTCCTTTTTATAGTGTTTAAACCCTTAAATTACCCCTATTTTTTAATATTTAGAGTTCTTATGAGGTTATGCTAGTTTTAAAGCCACAATGCTTTAAAATTAGTTTAAATGATATTACTTACCTTTAGATGAATCTATCAGTAGTTCTATGTAGTGTTTGGCTTTTAACAAGTCTTGAACACCACCCTTCTCTTTAAATCGTAAAATATACTTTATGATATTTCCTTCTACAAATCCAATATTATTTTTGATGATAAATTCTACTGGAGAAATCTTATATTTAAGGTAGTGATTCCCACCGATTTGTTTTTTAAATGAATTCATACACAACCCTACCATTTCCTTTAAATGCTCTAAGATACATTTTACGATTACCTGATGGTTTGTAAGAACAATGCACCCAACCAGAATTTGGTTCTTCAGCTTTCCAAAATTCCAAAATACATTGGTCATAATCTAGGTGATTAACTATCCAGTCAGAAACTTCCTTATTTGGTATTCCTAAAATTTCAAAATCTACTGCTTGTCCAAATGTATGTTGTGATGTTACAGAACTTCCTATGGCTTTACATAACTCAGGAGAACGATAGCCAGAAGTTATTGTAATTGGTTTGTTAAAATGATTTCTTACTGGTTCTAAAATAAACTGGCATACATTTTGTAGATTAACTAGAACTTCATCAGTTGGAGTATTATCTATTCCAAGTCTTGTAGCAGTCTCGCTAAATAGTAATTCTTTTAAACTAACTTGCCTATCCATTTTCCTTCTTTGTTAAGTACCATTGGAAATAATTTTGGTTGTCCATCTAGTATCATGGCAGTACCAACAATAAATCTTGATTTAAAATTCTTTGCATATTCAAATGCCATGTGAGACTGTTTTATTAAACAACCACATTGAAGCGACCAGATTAATTTATCTGGGTTACTAAAATAAGCTATTGTAAATTTACTATGGAAATGAAATTGACAAGTATGTTTGCCAAATTGCATAGCTAATTTTAAACCATCAGCAGTCATTCCATGAGTACAAAATACTTCTGTTCCATCTGATAAAGGAATATTATAATCATCTACCCACTCCCAACCTTTGCCAACTTCAAGAAAATCATTATAAGATTTTAAGTAAGCTTTAGGCATACCATGTTTTAATGCACGTCTATAAATTAAACTAGAATGATTTGAATGTAACAATATCATTTTAGGAAATATCTTTTCTAATTCGTGTATATGTTTTTTAGCTTCAATAAGTTCTTTACCAGCAGAATCCATATCTGGGTTGCTGTCATGGAATGACAACGCAGAACAGTCGGTTTCATCACCACCATTTAAAACAAAATCAGGTTTATATTCCTTCTTTAATGCTTTTAAAAAAGCAAAACTATCTGGGTGGTGGAAGGGTATATGCAAATCAGAAATTAGAAGAACTCTTTTATATCTTTTCATATACCTATTCTGTTAGTTGTATTTGCCTTTTTTGGCAATACTTACTTAGCCAAAAATATTGTGATTAGAACTAACGACAAAGAACCAAGCCCACAAAGAATCGCCCAATACAAATTAGTCATTTGTCTTTCCAGCTTTGATACTGAAGAAGATAAAACTTTAACTGAGTTTTTAAGTCCTGTGATATGCCCCTTTAATATTATTAGTTCTTCGTTGGTAGTTCTTGTCATTGTCTTTATCGGTACATTTGCAAGACTTCAAAAGACAACAACTGCCATCAGCTAATCTATAAATGCACATTAAATATTGTGCAATCTGTTTATCAAACAATTATGCTTAGATAAAGTTATTTTTTTGTGTAAAACTGTTCTACGTTCTTAGCATAATCTTTCCAAAATGTTTTAACATCTTCAAAAGCATCTGCATAAAACTTAGACCAGAAATTCTTAATGTCAGAATAGTTTAACATTGAGTTCTCCTTTGTGTAAAAGTTATTTTCGTCAGTCGTATATATCATCTGCGTTATATAATGGTGCAACGCAATATAATCAAGTCTATTTTTTTAAATGTTCTTTAACTGATGCGATAATGTACTTAGCTATTTCCCACTTCCATTCTGCGTATAAGCCAAGTATTAATCCTAATATAAAATAAATCATAATATAAGTTCTGTTAATAGTTTATTACTTCCAATAGTTCCTTTTACAAATACATTAAAAGCTAAACTAATTCTAGTGTTAGTTCCTTCTTTTGTTTCCACCATGTGAGTCAATGAAGAAGGAAATAGTATTACATCACCAGTTTTTACAGAAAACCACCAAGATTCTGAATTATATAAATTCCAATCTTTAACTTCTGGTTTAATGGCTTTATAGGTATGATTAAAAAATTTAATTTTATCAAATTCTTCATTACAATTAACATAAAATACTCCAGACACTAATGAATTTGAGTGTTCGTGTTTATGATGATATTGATTAGTTTCAGTATAGTTTAACCAAGATTGAGTTATATATGGCGTAATTGAATCTGTTGGAGATATAATTTTTTGGAAATAATCTTGTACTCTTATATCTAAATCTTCTTTTAAATTTTTAAATGATTTATTATTTAGAACGTAATTATCATTAGAAGTTTTATTTCCTTCGTTATTATGAAGATCTAATTTAATTTTATCAATAAATGATAATTCTTTTAATGTTAATTTTCTGTCTAATTTTGAAATATAAACTGGTGTTGGGAATATTCCGTTTATTGTTGCTTCCACTTTCCTTCCTTTCGTTTTTTAAAATACTATACTTCTACTATATCCCAAGTCAATGTTGATTCATTCCAAGTATATCTATTTTGGTCTTGTGGTTTAGTAACTGGTGCGTTCCAAAGACAAGTAGTTTCATTTAGTACCCAAGAATTAAAAGGTTTCTTAGGAATGAAAGCATCTCTATCTTCGTCATAAGTATAACCTATTCCTGCATGATTTTTTCTTAAAGGTGTTCCATTGTTATTATGAACTCCACCATGAGTGTTGTAAGATGTTTGTTTCCATATTGGATAACCTGTAAGTTTAGTTAAAAAATCTATACCAATATTTTCTTGTTCAATTCCATTAGCATCTTTTAATACGTTATTGTGTACTGAAAGAACTTCAATTACTTTATTATTTAATCCTATTTTTGCAAAACTAGCCATTATGCTGTGTAACTCCCACTTCCTGTAAATTTTAAAATTGTATTTGAACCTGATGTTGTAATTGTTGGAGAACCTGTTGATGTTGCTGAATAATTAGTTGTTGGTACACTTAATATAACAACACCTTTCCCACCACTTCCTCCTGCACTACCTTCTGGTTCTCTACCTCCACCACCTCCACCTAAATTAGCTGTTCCTGATGTTCCATTAGTAGCTTCAAATGATGCACCAGCACCACCACCACCTGTTCCTCCAGTACCACCTGTTCCTGACCCTGAGGAGACATTACAACCTCCACCACCACCACCTGCATAAGTTACTGATGAACCTGTTATTGAACTTGCAGAACCATTACCACCATTTCCACCTGCTGAACCTGAATTAGTACCACCTACTGCACCAGCTCCTCCACCACCACCACCACCACCATAAGAAGAACCAGTTGAAGCACCACCATTATTCCCTTGACTAGGAGATGTGCTTGGAGTGTTTCCTAAACTAGGAGTACCACCAGTACCACTACTACCATCATTACCACTACCACCACCTGAACCACCATTATTTCCTGTTGTTCCACTATTTCCTGCTCCTCCTCCACCAGCAGAAGTAATTGTTGTTAATCCTGAACCTGATATTGAAGAATTTGAACCATTGTCTCCTTGAACACCACCACCTCTACCAGCACCTCCATCACCTACTGTTACTGTAATTACTGTTCCTGTTCCTACTGTTTGAGTTGATGTTCTATATCCACCAGCACCTCCACCTCCAACAGTAGCACCCCCTCCTCCAGCTACTACTAAAAAATCTACTGAATATGTAACTGGGTCTAATGATTGTGTTCCATAATTTGAAGCTGAAGTTGAAACCCAACCTTGTGTAGCATCTACATAAGTTATAGTTACAGCTTCTCTATTTGTTGTAATCATTTTATTTGATGTGCCACCCTCAATTTTATTTCCATTTCTTCCTAATGTAATATTGTTTGTAGCAAAAGTTCCTGCGTAATCTACTATTTGAATATAATCTCCAACAGATGGAGAAGCAGGTAGAGTTACTGTAAATGCAGAAGAAGTTGTGTTGCAAGGATAACCTCTACCACTTACAGCAGTAAAACCAGTTGTTTGAACTGACTGCCAAGATGTTCCAGCAGAAATAGTTGTAAATGAAAGAACTCCTGAACCATTAGTAATTAATGCTTGTCCATTTGTTCCATCAGTAGCAGGTAAAGTAAAAGTTAAATCAGCAGATAAAGAAGCTGGTGCTTTTAATGCTACATAGTTTGTTCCGTTAGCTGTTGTTTCTCTAAAACGAATTTCTTTTTGATTGTCTATAATTAAATTTACTGTTGATGTAGAAACTGAATCTGAAAGTGTTAAAACTGTTCCTGTTGCAGTTGTTGATAGTCCAGTAATTGATACTGTTGAATCTAACCAATTTACTGTGTTAGCTGTATGGTCAATAGTTGCTAAAGATATATCGTCAGCACCATCATAATATTTTAAAGTAGGAGAAGTTGCAGTTGTTGTATCTAACCAAAGCTGACCAGCTACTGCACCAGTTGGTCTTGATGTTCCTGAATTAGTTGTTTGAATTGCTGATAGTGCATTATTAAGATCAGAACGAAAAGAACTGAATCCTTGATTTGCTATATTATAATCGTGTTGTGCCATATTCTATCTAATATCCTTTAGCTAAGTAATCAAAAGTTTTGCTAACTCCTGAACTTGCACTATTTTTAAATGCAACATTAAAACCATTAACAGTTTTACTTGAAATT